TATTCGGGTTTTGTATAGCTGGAGTAACTGTTTTTACTTCTATGTATTTCTAATAACAAGTCTTTGTTATTTAGGTAGTTTACTTTTTTCATTGTTCTTATGACTCCTCATGTACATTATAATGTCAGCAGTTAATAAAGTCAATAAATACTACTAACGGAGATTACCAAATATGCCAAGTAATAGTTTTTTAACAACAGCAACTAGTGTGTCGGCAATTGCCGCCGCAACAGGCAATACCAAGTTAGCTAAAATAGCAGGTGGAGTTGCAATTGGCGCCGCCGCTGTGAATTTCTTTAAAGGACCAATGTTTGGCGGTAGTGAAGCTCCTTTGGGACGTATTCCTGGAGCAGTGACATTCTCAAAAGGTTCTATTGATTGGCGAGTAAAATTAAGTTTGCCGACAAATAATCCAGCATACATGGCTAGTCCAATATTAGCACCTTTAGTAGATTCGGGAAACAGTTTGATTTTTCCTTTTACGCCACAAGTTAATTTAACACACTCAGCATCTTATAACTCTCTTGATACCACACATAATAATTATGCCTTTATGGCCTATGAGAATAGCAGAGTTGAAACAATTAGCATTACTGCTGACTTTTACTGCGAAAATAGTGTCGATGCCGCATATTGGGTCGCTGCCACCCACTACTTGAGATCCATTACAAAAATGTCGTTTGGTGACTCATCCGATGCAGGCCAACCTCCGCCTGTTGTTCGATTAAATGGTTATGGAGCATATGTTTTTAATAATGTTCCTGTAGTGGTTAAAACATTTACTATGGACCTACCAAAAGAAGTCGATTATATTTCTGCCAGTGTAGGAGGATTCCATGACCCGCTAGATTTTGGAGATGCACTAGTCGATGGCAAAACAAGTTATGCTCCTGTAAAAAGTACAATGACAATTCAATTGATGCCAATTTATAGTAGAACACAACAACGTAAATTCTCATTAGATGCATTTGTCAATGGAAATTATTTGGATGATGGAGGTTACATTTAATGGCATATAAAATTACTAGTCCGTGGCATGATACTGCTATGTCAAACGGATATCTTGGAAATTTTAACATACGTCCTGTTAGTGCAGAGCCTGATGATATTCCCTATACCATTGACCCCCATTATAACTATAGACCAGATCTGCTTTCTCAAGATTTATATGGCACTCCAAAGTTGTGGTGGGTGTTCACCCAACGAAATATGAACGTTATACGAGATCCAATTTTTGATTTTAAAGTAGGTACACTAATTTATCTTCCTAAAAAAACTACGCTATTTAGAGTATTGGGAATATAAGATGGCAGCAACGATTGCAGGGTTAACGCCAGCTAACTATGAAAAGTACAGAGCTCAACGGCTTTATGATGAAAGTCGTGGAAACTATACTGTTGTAAATCAATTTGGCTATGCTGGTGGATATCAGATGGGCGCACAAGCATTAGAGACTGTGGGTCTCTTAAAACCTGGTTCAAGTAAATTAGGTAATGCCGCATTAAACGATCCTAACAATTGGGTAGGCGCCGGAGGCCAACCAAAAAGCGTACAAGAGTTTTTATATAATTCTGCCGCACAAGACAAAGCATACGAAAAGTACACAGCAGTCAATGCCAGAACATTAGAAACTGTAAAAACTCCAGAAGGCACTTATAGACTTACAGCTGATACTCCACAAGAACAACGAGCAGGTTGGCTAGCCGCTTCTTCTTTATCGGGCGCAGGAGCAATTGCTAAAGACGGATTGAACGCCAAGGCTGACGGAAACGGAGTATCTCCTAAGACTCCATTCATTGCCGCACAAAAAGCAGTAAGTGGGGCAACAGGAGTTCCAACCACAACTGCGGTTGCAGGCGGTCAAGTTACTCCGGGAACGGTGCCTGTAGATCAAAGCCTTAGTCCTGGCGAAACAGTTGTTACCCCCGGACCAACTATTGATAGAGGCACAGATATCACTGTTGCAAGTGTAGCAAATTTGCCTACAACACTTGACATTTCTAATACTACTAACGGACAAGAAAAAATTGCACTACCAATAGCAAATCCATTAGAAAAATTTGTCTCAAGTAATTATTTGTTTACTTTAAGTAGTTTGTCTGCAGATGCTGTAAATTTTCCCGACGAAAGTTATAGAAAAGGTCTAGTTGGCAAAATTATTTTAAGCAGTGGTGGCAGGTTTTCAGAGTCAAGAGTATCAACAGCTTACCAACCACGAGACAACCCTTCCGGAAAATATGATTATTTTATTGACAATGTAGAAATGTATTGTCAAATTACACCGTCGTCGTCAACAAAAGGAACTAACGTAATTACTTTAGACTTTGAAATAACCGAACCATATAGCATGGGACAATTTTTACAAAGCTGTCAAATTGCCGCAGTACAAAATGGTCACACAGATTATACACAAGCTCCTTACTTATTAAGTTTAGAATTTAAAGGATATACTGATGACAATAAATCTGAAACAGTGTCGGTTAGATATTTTCCAATTAGGATGTATAGCATCAATATGACTATTACATCTGCAGGATGCAAGTATCAAGTAAAGTCACAAGCATGGAACGAACTAGCATTAAACGACAATTATAATTTTTTAAAATCTGACTTTGCAATAACCGGAGCAACAGTTGTTGAAATGTTACAAAGCGGTACTACTAGTTTGCAACATCTAATGACTAGTAGATTATTAGAAACGTCAAAGACGGATGAAAAAAAGCCTTATCTGCCCGACGAAATTGCTATTGTGTTTCCTACAGAATTACAAACAATTGCCCCGCAAGAAGCACCTGATAATGGAGCAACAATAAAAGAAGGTACCGCCGGCGGCGGCAATGTATTGTCTCGAGTTAAATTAACACGAAGTGATAAGACTAAGATCTTAATACAAGCAGAAAACGAAGTTAGCACACTAGGCAAAGCCAGCATGAATTTTTCTCTAGCACAAGGCGGTCTCGACGCTAAAAAACCAGACGACCCTAATGCCAACGATAAAAATATCACAGTGGCTGCGCTGGCAAATAAAAAATTTCCACGTAATGCTTATCAAGTAGATAAAGATAAAAAAGAATTCGTATTTAGAAAAGGTACTAGTATTATCAATGCAATTACAGAAGTAATGTTAATGAGCGATTATTGTACCGGAGCAGTGACTAAGACTCCTAAAGATGGATTTTATGATTGGTTTAGAATTGAAACTCAAGCCTATATAATAAATGCTAATAAACAAAATGAAAATGTGGGTGTTAATCCTAAACTACTAGTGTTTAGAGTAGTACCATATAAGATTCATCAATCGTTATTTGCAACGCCTAACATTACAGCTAGTGGTTATCAACAACTTGTTGATGAGGCAGTTAAGGAATACAATTACATATACACCGGAAAAAATGTTGATGTGTTAGATTTTAAATTAACCCTAAACAATAATTTTGGTGTACCGTTACTAGCACAGGGTCTAGGAGCAGCCGCAGGCGAAGCATTAATGTCTCGTTTAGGTCAAGCAGGAGCCGCCCCGTCGGATAGCCTACTTCCCTATGTTCCTTCAATTAATGGCAATGCTAACTCTGGCGGTGACGTAGCAACTGGAACTGCTATGGGTCTAGCTAAAGTTGACAGATGGAAAAGCAGTGACGGTGCTGGCGATGCTGATACGTACAAGACCCTTGTAGCAAAGCAATTCCAGGCACGTATATTAAATTTAGGAACTGAAAAAGTTCAAGCAGATATGACTATTTTAGGAGATCCGTATTATTTGGCAGATAGCGGAATAGGAAATTTTACTAATACTAATTCAACTAGTAGAATAAATTTAACAGCTACCGGTGCAATGGATTATCAGTCAAGCGAAGTAGATATATTAATTAATTTTCGTACGCCCGTTGATTTAAACTCAAGGGGTAGCTTAACATTTCCGGACAAGATTAAAACACAGTTAGAAATACCCTTTAGTGGATTATATAAAGTAATCACTGTAAAGAGTAGTTTTGTTAAAGGAAAGTTTACACAGGTATTAAATTTAGCACGTAGATCAAATCAAAATCCTCCAGGGCTAACAGCTCTTGATCGATCTGAGAATTCTAACGAAGGTGACATATCTACAGACAGTTTAGGCAATGTATTTAGAACAGACGCCAACGGCAATGCAGTATTTTATCGTGCAGCCGATGTTGAAGAACAAGATCGCGGAGCTCAAGTAACTCCCGGAGCCCAAGAAAAAAATAATGAAGTTGATATTGTTGTTGCGGATGGCGAAACTGTAGTTGCTTATGCAGAAAGTAAGGACGGCTACTCTAGAGCTGCCTCAGAGACAGAGCAGGCATAATTTATGATAAACGACACATTACCAGAAGATTCAAGATCAGAAGAACGGTACTTTGATTATCCAGGGCCCTATATGGCTCGAGTAGTTAGTCACGTTGACGCAAAGTATATGGGTTCATTACAAGTTGAATTAATTAACGATGTTGGTAGAGACGAACCCGGTATTACGGGATCTGTAATTACTGTTAGATATCTAAGTCCATTTGCAGGGCAGACTAGTATTACTTTTAACAATGAAACTCCTAACGATTACAATAGTACACAAAAATCCTACGGTATGTGGATGGTTCCGCCTGACGTAGGAACTATTGTCATGGTCATGTTTGCCTATGGTAATGCAGCCAAAGGTTATTGGATTGGCTGTGCTCCTGACGAATATGTAAATTTTATGGTTCCTGGAATGGCAGCGACGTCTACCACAACTGAAGCGGGCAGTGACGAAAAAAAAGTTGTAGCTGAATATAATAAGAAAGCTAATAAAAATCTTTCTCAACCTGATGTAACACAACTACCTAAACCAATACATCCTTTTCATAAAATACTAACTACACAAGGTTTAAACAAAGACGACACTAGGGGAATAACATCTAGTAGTGCTCGTCGAGAATTGCCAAGTACAGTATTTGGTATTAGTACTCCGGGCCCAGTTGATAGAAAACCCGATGCACCTACAGGGCAAATAGGTAAAAAAGAAAGCAGGATGAGTGCATTTGTCAGTAGGCTAGGCGGAACAACTTTTGTTATGGATGACGGCGATGAAAACTTTATTCGCAAAACTCCTGCAAGTGAAGGCCCACCAGATTATGTTAGCGTGGAAAATGGCGAATCAGGAGGCCAACCCGACATACCACACAACGAATTAGTACGTATTCGTACTCGCACAGGACATCAAATTCTTTTACACAATAGTGAAGATTTAATTTATATCGGTAATGCCTCAGGCACTACGTGGATAGAATTAACCAGCATGGGCAAGATAGATATCTATGCACAAGACTCCGTTAGTATTCATACAGAAAAAGATATAAACATCAAAGCAGATCAAGACATTAATATGGATGCTGGTAGAAATGTCAACATTAGATCAGGCGCTAAACACAACGTTGAAGTTGGTTCTGCACACAGCCTAATAGTTGGTACTGATCAAAAGATATCTGTTGTAGGCACAAAACATGAAAGTATTGGAGCCAATAGAAATACCAGTGTCACTGGCGCAAGCAGTGAAGCTATTGGTCAAGCACTTAATTTACAAACAGGGTCAAATGTAAAAATAACTTCAGGAGCAGATATTGCATTGCTGTCTTCGGGAGGAAATAAGTTTACATCTGGAACAGCAACGTCTATCAATGCTGGATCAAATATTAATCTTACTAGCGGCGGAAAAATTAATCTAAATGGACCATTAGCCGAAGCTGCCACTGCCGCATCTATAACAGACGCAGTACAACCGGACGCATTGGCCATTGTGGTAGCAAGAACACCTATGCATGAACCCTGGGAAGGCCACGAAAATTTGCATGGTCAAGACCCAACAAAGTATACTACTTCAACTGATACATTTAGGAAAATTAGCAAATAAATACTACTATGAGCATAGAAAAATCACTATACACTAGAACAGTTGTTCCTGAAGTTACAAAAACTACTGCACCACCTTTAAGCAAGACTTATAGAGGAATCAGTACGGTAGGCAATCCAACCGGCGGCTTTGCTTTATACGATCTAGCGTTAATTAAGCAAGATATTGTCAATCACTTTCATATTCGTTACGGCGAGCGTCTTGAAAACCCAGATTTTGGTACTATTATCTGGGACCTGTTATTTGATCCCCTAACTGAAGAAGTTAAAACTCTTATAGTAGAAAATGTATCCACTATTATTAACCATGATCCTCGTGTTAGAGTTCAAAATGTCATAGTAAGTGAATATGAAAGCGGCATACAAATAGAGTGCGAGCTAACTTATTTGATATACAATATATCAGAAAGCCTGCGATTTAAGTTTGACAAAGACAACAGTCTACTCGGTTAATAAACTGCCCACTTTATCTATACGATAAATATCTATAATGAGGACTGAGTATGTCAAGTAT